CTTGCGGATCCGCAGTTGGAACGACCCACGCTGCCGTATTTTGTACGACAACTATCCAAAACGCTATACCATAATGGAGGTAATAAAGACTCCACTACAGACTGCGAAATGGAATCACTGGCAGATGAGAGATCGACGGTCGCGACTTGGCCCGTTTGAGAGCCAAGCTTTGCTAACGTCTGATTCCTCGACTGATCAGTTAGATCGATTCCAACCCTTCTGAGACGCCTATTGATCATCGTACCGAGCGATTTCTGGAACCATAAATTGATTCCTGGCTCGATAGCGATAACTCGATCCGTAGACGCATCTTTAGGAACAGTGATAACCTTACTTCCGACCTGAAAACAGGGATATTCTCCTGTTAACAAATGCCGAACCCACAGAGGATAAATCTTCTCCATGAGGTCAGTGGGAAGCAAGGCAAAAAGGTCGCGCGTTACTCCAGTTTCATACTGGAATTTGGTTGCTGAACTGGCGTCTCTTCGCTTTATGAGCGTCGAAGCACCAGGACCCCAATCCGGCATCGAAAAGAACTCCTCTATGTCGAACGTACCCAAAATCTGCTCTATTTTTCGCGTAACTGCATTATGCAGCCACACTTGACTCCCTTTGTAAAGAGAGTCACGAGACAAATCTCGGAATCTACGGTTCGTAGACCTACACAGCTCTTCAAACTCGAAGAACTTCACTAAAGCAACTTCCTCAAGATCTAGACCGGTTTTTAACCCGATCCATTTCGAAAGGAATTTAGTGGCACAGTAGGCTCGTTTTAACTCATCTACATTACTGTAAACAAGTGGATCAAACCCTAACTCAGCAAGCTGTTTATGCTCCCCTGATTTCCAAAGGAGGTACACAGTAAGAGAGCGAGGGCAGTCCAACGAACAGAGGTACTTCTCAATAACACTGGCTTCTAGCCGTGGCTCTACGCGAAATCTCCGAATTCCTTTAAGGAAATCCGGACCATACTTATAATAAGACATGGTATTCTCCTATGGAGTGAAGCTTAGAGAGTTTTAACTCTCAAATCCAACCATTAAGCCTTTTGGTTTTCACCTAGGACTTAATATGGCGGGTCAAAGCTTTCCACGGCTGCTCGTAACGGAGACCCAGTTAAATCACTGGGAGCTGCATCCGACGCCGTTATCGTTGCCATAAACATAGACATCGCGAGGTCGAGGAGTGCTTGTCTCTCCCAAGCTTCGCTACGTTCGGGCAACAGAAACTCCATGATGCAGGTGCAATCATACGCTTTAGTGGGGGCGGGCTGTATGCCCGTCGCCGTTGAGGCGCTGGTTTGCTCCAACCTCGGGAGAACGATTTTTGCCGTCACTCTATAAACTCTGGACGTCTTGGTAGGCGCCCTCACCTGTAGAGTTAAGGCGGGATAACCGAGTGCAATACCACCACTACGATCAACCCAACGCGCAACACCAGGAAGCTGAAAGCCTTCGGGGTCGAACGTTCTTGTTACTCCGATAGCAGCATCGCCCACCGTCTTGTGAACCGAATCCATCCGATTCGCAATAAGGGCAAGGCTAACTGCACCGGCAAGTTTCACGGACGCAATAGCGGACATGATATATCACCTTCTTAAAAGATGGTTAAGACGTCATCCTGCTTATCGACCATAAAAACGACCGCCAGAAAAGGCGGCCCTCAACAATGCAAGGCCATTCAGGGCGTGTGTCGCAGAAATCGGGTTTTTAAACTGAGGTAGCCGTTGAGTAGGAAAGGATGTTAACTTTATCCTATCTAACAAAACAGCCTCTCTTGAATAATTACCCCTGCGAGTATCGATCTGAACTGCATCTTCATAGTAATAAGAAACGTCAAAAAGTGCACTCTGGCGTGTAAAACGAGTCTCGCACCCATCAAGAAAAACAAGGCCATCCCAAGAGTGTAATCCCTCGAGATATTGGCCAATGGGTAGAAACCAATCTATCACAAAAGAGTACGGTAGCACTTCCCACGCAAGATTTATGGGATTGTTGAAACCGATCTGAGTCAAGAACGCGTCGAGCGGCTCTCCCACACGATACCTCATTAAAAACTGAATTTCCGTTTTTGTGAGTATCGTGCGGGTTCCGGCATTTCTACCGGAAAGGGTTAGAGTTTGGCTCTCCGTAGTTGTTGCTGACTTAGAGGAGCGAGCTGTCTGCACCATAAAAGTTCCTGCATTGAGATACGCAAGACTTTTAGCGGCACCCTCGACATCCATCAAGAGAGGCTTCCAGCCGTATTGGTACTCGAGCCAGTTCTTGGCAAGAGAATTACCAGCGGTATAAGGAGAACCTCCAGGACGAAATCGAGGCTGCTTCTTCTGCCATAATAGCGAAACGGCTAACGCCGGATTTCTCCGACGCAACGCCTTAATCGCCCCAGTTATACGCGCGCAGGTATCAACTACTACGCGTGTAAGCTGATTAACTTGGACGAGATCTTGAGCAATGTTATTCACATTTTGCCCAGCGACCTCGGCAAGTTTAGCTACGGCAGCATTCCGACTCGATAAATCATGAGTCGGAGTTGGCGGTGCAGCTCCAGTATGACTAGCGCCAAAGGAATATTGACCATAAGAAAAATCATGGTCACTTGTTGGAGACTGAGGTAGCCTCCATCCCTGTTCCATATACCCTCCGTCAAAGACGGTATAGGTATAAACATGGTGCGCGTTGATTGGTAAATTTCGCTTCTTCACCCTAACAAAGTTTGGGGTTCTCACCCCAGTCCAGTCCCTGTGATACTGCACCCTAGTAACAGTCCCAGTTACGGGAAGGTTATTATTGTGCTGCGAACAGGTAGGAATCAAACGGTTTACATTCTCG